GACCAGTTCGATCCACACCGCAATAAACTGCTGGTACTGATGCCCCGAGGTACATTTAAGAGCTCGATTATCACTGTGGGCTTTACGCTGCAGATGATCTTGAACGATCCGAATGTGCGGATTCTGATAGATAGCGAAACTTACTCCAAAGCCAAAGACTTCTTGAGCGAGGTTAAGGGGCATTTGGAGGACAATACCCGCTACCGCGAGATTTTCCATGTGATTCACGGCTGCTACCCTGACGACAACAAGAAAGATCCAAGCGTTCGCTGGACGGACCGCGCGGTGGACCTGGCCTGTCGGACTTATAAGCGAAAAGAGCCGAGTATTTCGGTATCTGGTATTGACCGCTCGATTAACGGGATGCACTACGACCTGGTTATTGCGGACGACCTCCACTCCGAGCGCAATGTTACCAACAAAGACATGATTGATAATGTCAAGCGCCACTATAAGCTGATTTTCTCACTGCTAGATCCAGGCAAACCTATGGTGGTTATCGGCACGCGCTGGGATTATCAGGATCTCTACCAGGAAATGCTTGAAAACGAGCGCCACCGCTTCAATGTGATTATTCGAAAGGCTCACTTCCCGACTTCCGACCAGCTATTCTTCCCTGAACGGCTGACTGAGGAGTTCTTGGCCGAGCAAAAGAAGACGCAGGGCAGCTATATTTACTCCTGTCAGTATGAGAACGAGCCTGTTGACGACGAGACTGCCACCTTCAAGATGAGCTACATGAACCGCATTAAGTGGGAGCTGGTTAAAGACAAGCCGATTAACTGGTTTATGGCCATTGATCCAGGCGGAGACGGCGCATACTCCGACTTTGCTGCCTTTGTGCTGGCTGGCATGGACTACCAGCAGGAGATTTATGTGAGGCAGGTGCATCGGGCTAAAATGACTTACTCCCAGATAGTGAAGCTGATGTTTGACTGGCATTTGAAGTATGCGCCACGCACGATTGCGCTTGAGACAGTTGCTACGCAGAAGAGTATCCAGTATATCTTAAATAGTGAGCAGAAGGATCGGGGCATTTGGCTGCCAGTCCGTGAAATCACTAGCAGGCAGTCGACTAAAGAAGACCGCATCGAAGCGCTTGCGCCGTTTTATGAGTTCGGCAGGGTGCATCACATCGAAGAATGCAACCAGTTAGAAGATTTAGAGTATGAGCTCTTGCACTTTCCAAAAGGCCAGCACGACGACATGATCGATGCGCTGGCGACTATCCTGGAAATCGCCTCACCGCCAACAGGCCGACGCGTACGAGGCCGAGAACGCGAACGGGAACGGGATACAGTCCGCACAGAAGATAAACCAAGGAGTCCAGTAACAGGCTACTAAAATGAACGATGAAGTAATTACGATCACAGGCGAATACTACAAGCCAAAAAACAAGCAGGAGCGCTTCGCGCGCCAGCGAGTATGGGATCGCTATCGGGCGATGGCAGATGATACCCTGCGTAAGGAAGCTGAAGAGAAGTGGGATCGCGCCGACAAGATGTTTATGCAGTGGATGCCTGAGCGGGCGGTTAATGATTGGCGCAGCCATATCGTGTTGCCTGATGCCTTTGCTGGCGTGCAGGCCCACATGCAAGAGACCATCAACCGCAAAAGCCGACCTGTAATCCAGCTATCTGATAGCTCGGATATGGCCCGCGAGATGTTCGCTAATGCCATTATGAAGAACAACATGGACCGCACGGGCTATGATTTCCAGGAGTTTCTCTCAAAGCAGTGCGCAGCCATCCGAGGCACGGGCTTCCGAATGGAGTATTACCGCCTGGATAAGCGCGATGTCCAAGATCCTGTAGATGTTAACGACGACGGCACGCTCAAGTACGAGAAAAAAGAGATTATCGACTTTGATGATACCTACACTGAATTTATTGAAAATGAATTTATCTTCTTAGATCCTGACGCTCGGCTGCAGGACCAGCTGCGTGACTTTATCCACCGCGAAATCTTGGACTGGAAAGAGTTCCGACGCATCTACGGCAAACGGCCTGACTTTATGAATGTTGATTCCGTGCCAAAAGCAGGAATTATCTCGGCTCAGGTTAAGTACTGGCAAAAAGCCCACGATATGACCGACGACGATGTCGAGGTGCTCCACTACTATAACCGCTCAACTGACAGCTACGATGTGCTGGCTAATAATGTGCTGATCCGACTCGGACCACTGCCTTACAAGCACAAAGAGCTGCCTTTGGTCGTTGACACCTTCTACCATGTACCAGGCAAGATCTACGGCATGGGTATCCCAGAAGTTATCTACTCTCTAAGTGAAGAGCGGACTACTTTCCGACGCATGAGCTCCGACCGAATGCGGATGCAGATCGACAAGATGTTCTTAGTCAATGATTTGGTCGACCTGGATGAAGAAGATGTACGCACACGGCCACACGGCTTTATCCCTGTTAATACCAATGGTCTGCAGCTTGGCCAGGTAATTGAGCCGATTGAATACGGCGATATTCCAGCCAGTTATTACAATATCGAGCGGATGCTGCTTGACGACATCCGTCGGGCTCACGGCATTACCGACCAAATGGAGGCGGTCCAGAACGCTTCTACGGCTACTGAGTCGGCTCTGTTGCAGCAAACAGCCCAGAAGCGTATCCAGATGATTAACATGCTGTCTGAGATGGACACTGTGGTGAGATTAGGACGCTTGAAGTGGAGTAATATCCAGTTTTTCTACCCAGCACCGCGCGTGGAAATCATCACCCAGGGCGATGAGGGCCGAATCAAGAAGACCTACCGCAAGATTAAAGTCGAAGGTAAAGAGTTCTCTATTGTCAAAGATCCTGGCACTAACCAGACTAAAATCGCGGTCAATGACATCGACGGCACATCTGGCTTCACTCTAAACCGCAGCTTCGCCCGCTTTATGGATGGTGATTGGGAGGTCGTAATTATAGGTGATGGCGAAAGCCCACTGCCGAAGCCACTGCGCCAGGCCAAAGTAACCGAGATGATGAACACCTTGACCTTGAACCCGCAGTTAATGAGCGCTGTAGATCCGAAGAAGGCCGTTAAGCGCTATGTCCAGATTAACGATGAAGATCCTAAAGACTGGATGCGCGATACTGGAATGACCGACACCGACTGGAAACGCCTGGCTATCCATGAGAACTTAGTCATGATGAGTGGCCAGGTATTATCACCGACTCAGGATGCACCGACAGTCCACACGGAAGAGCACTTAAACTTCATGAATAGTAAGGACTTTGATGCCCTGCCTGACGGAATTAAGGCAATCTTCCAGGAACACATGCTGGGAGAGCACCAGGCTAACCTCCAGACTGGCAATGTAGCTGACTTAATGGGCGGAGCGCCGAAAGCTGGGGCTGCGATTACTGGTACACTTCCACAGGGCGGACAGTCACCACAGATCCCTGCTGGCGACATGACTCCATCTACAGGTGGCGGTTCAGATATGCAGGATACAGTACAAGCTAATGCAGGTGGTGGCGGAGCACCAGCTCCCGCACCAGCGCCAGGGACTTAAAGTTAGATACTTGCATTAACTTTTTGATTGTGTAAATGTTTATGATGAAGGACCAGAATGGAAGAAGTTAGCAACAAACTAACAGCAACGGAACGGATGCTCCTCCATCACCTTTTTGAGGATATAGACACTATGAAAGTCCTCAAAAAAGCACTTTTAGAGCATCAGATGCAACTTGCGATGGCAGGGATGGCTCAAGAGACTGATTGGGAAGCACACCTGGAGAAGAAGGGCGAAATACGCGCAGCCCGCTGGGTAGTCAGCTTTATCAAGCATGTCCACAAGCAAGTCCAGGCCGAAGAAGCAGCCAAAAAAGCTAGCCAGACAAGTGAATAAATCAATTACTACATTACCGCCAGTAGTGTAGTGATGCGTTTATTTAATGGTTAAACTGGAACAACTTGGAGGTAAAAGCCCAAGCCAGCCCGAAAGGAAATTTACATGGCAAATCAGGAAGACGACGACGACAAAAAACCTAAGTCAGGGGATGACGAGGTAGACACCTCGCAAGAGGAAGACGAAAACGACACCACTGACGAGGAAGACGAGTCGGGCGACGATACTGAGGATCAAGAGGAAGACGACTCTTCCGAGGATGAAGATGATTCGGGTGAAAGCGATGAAGATGAATCCGACGACGAAGAAGAATCTGACTTTAAGAAGCAATTCCCGTCAATTAAAGGTGATACTCCAGAGGAGTACATCTCGAACCTTGAAGAAACCTACCGCAAGTCCTCTCGCGAAGGCAAGCGGTTAGCCAAGACGGTCCAGGATTTACAGGGGCGTGTCGATGCGATTACGCAAGCCGTCGCTAAGAATCCTGAGCTCGCAAAGCTGATAAATGAAGCCGTACCAGAAGGCGGTACATCCCCTGTCCAAGAT